GTGGCTGGCCGGCGCGGGGGAGACGGCCAACCTGTTCGCGGCGGCAGACAACAGACCGCCGGCAGGCGTGGCCGACGCCTCGATGACCAACGCGAGCCAAATCAAGAACGCGACAGGCTCCAACCCCGCGACAGGCGGCGCGGCTGAGGACTACCACGCCACGCTGACCACCTACTCGGCGGCGGGTATCGGCGCCAGTGACACGGTGACGGTCGTCCAGGCGATTTGTGTGCATGGCGAAAACGTCGGGACCGGCACAAAGACGGGCGCGCTCAAAATCGTGTCCAACCCGGCGCAGGGCAGCGAGTCGACGTTCACCTATGGCGACGACGCCGGCGCAGTCGCGGCCTTCCCCGACGCCTGGCGTACGCACTGGTCGGCCTCCATCACGGCGCCGAGCGTGACGCTAGGGACCGCGCCCGTGCTTCTGGTCGGCAAGCGCACGTCCACGACACGCGTCGTGTCTGTGGCCCTGATGGGCGTCTATGTCGAGTACGTCCCGGCCAGCGGCCCGGCCACGTACACCGAGACGGGCAGCGCCACGGGGACGTGGCGCGCCACAGGGCCAGCCATCGGGACGTTTGTCGACGCAGGCAGCGCGACGGGCGTCTGGCGCGCTTCAGGACCGGGCGCCCTGCTGTTCACCGAGGCGGGTAGCGCCGCCGGAACATGGACGGCCAGCGGGCCGGGCGCGTTCATCGGGGCCGACAGCGGGACAGGCCGGGGCGTCTGGACAGGCAGCGCCACGGACGCCGGGACATTCGCCGACAGTGGCGCGCCGGTGGGGGCGTGGCGCGCATCTGGAACGGACGCCGCTATCTGGACGGACGCCGGCGGCGTGGCGGGCGCGTGGAACGCAGCCGGACCGGATACCCTGACCGTGACCGAGGCGGGGGCGGTGGTCGGGGTGTGGCGCGCGTCAGGCGGCGACACGGCGCTATGGACTGATAGCGGCTATGCCGTCGGAGTGTGGAGCGCCGCCGGCGCGGACACCTTCGAAGGCGTTGCGATTTACGACGAGACGGGCGCGGTCGTGGGCGTGTGGCGGGCCAGTGGCGTCGACGCGGGGCTATTGGCTGACAGTGGCGTGGGGCGCTCGGTGTGGGCGGCGACAGGCTCGGACGCCTCGACACTTGCTGACGCCGGCGCGGGGCGGGTCACAGGGTCTGCCATCGCCGACGATGCCCTGAGCATGGCCGACGCGGGCAGCGGCGCCGGGACGTGGACAGGCAGCGCCGCCGACAGCGCCACACTCGCCGACGCGGGGGGCGGGGCCGGAACGTGGACAGGGACAGGCGCCGATACGGGCGTCTTTGCCGACACGGGGACCGCGCGGGGCGTGTGGTCTGCAACGGGCGCCGACAGTGTCACCTTCATCGACGCCGGCGCGGGCCGGGCGGTGTGGAGTGGTAGCGCGACCGACCCAGGTGTGTTTGTCGAGACCGGCGCGGGGCGCGGTGTGTGGGTAGCGAGCGGGCTAGACGCGGCGCTGTGGGTAGAGGGCGGCGCGGTCGTTGGCGTCTGGACGGCGAGCGGGCTAGACACGGGCGCCGCCGGCTCGGTCATCTACAACGAGACCGGCGCGGTCGTTGGGGTGTGGTCGGCGTCACTCGCCGACGCCCTGACGATGACCACCACGGGCGCGGGCGCGGGGACGTGGCGCGCCACGGGAACCGACGCGGCGACAGGCGCCGAGGCCGGCGGCGCGACAGGAACATGGGGCGCGACAGGCGGGGCGGCGCTGGTGTTCGTGGAGGCAGGGGCTATCGCGGGGACGTGGACCGTGACCGGGCCGGATACGCTCGCGATGACTGAGGCGGGCGCGGGGCGCTGCCAGCAATCTGGTCAATCGTATCCGGGGTCGCCGCGCGGCGCCTGCCAGTGGCGGGCGTTCGTCGGGGACGTAACGACGGAGACGCCGGGGAGAGGCGAAGCGTGTTCTGCCTCTCTTCGGCAACTTATAGGGCGAGCAGATGGCGGGCGGAAAGTTTAGTTCTAAAAAGATAGACCTGGCGCTGCGACGGCAGCATGTCCTGGCGCTGCGTCGGCAAGGGGGCGACTGGCGCGAGATCGCCGAGACGCTGCGCGCCACGCTGGACACCGACGACCCCGTGCCGGGCGTGACGCCGAAGTACGACGGAGCGGCGGCGTACAAAGACGCGCTGGCCGAGATGAAGCGGCTAGGCGCTGAAAACGCGGCGCTGGCCGAGCACGAGCGCGACCTGCAACTCGACCAGTTGCGCGAGTTGTGGGCAAAGTTTTATCCAATGGCGACGGAGCGGGGCGACTATCTCGCCTTCGACCGCTGCATGACTATTCAGGACCGGCGGCAAAAACTATTAGGCATGGACACGCCGCAGAAGATCGCGCTGACCGACCCGACAGGCAAACATGAATTCACTGGCGGACTTACACTTAGCGAACGAGTTGGCCTCCTACGAGAAGCGTTTAGCGGCCTTGCCCCCGTCACGTCGGGCGAAGGCGACGGCGGCGCTGACCAACCCGCTGGGCCGGCTGGACTTCCCTGAGTGGCTGCCAACCGTCACGCCGAGTTATACCTGGGACTGGCCTTACCTGCGCTATTTGTATCATCGGCTCGACCTTGTGACGCAGGGCGAAGTCAAGCGGCTGGCGATTTTTATGCCGCCGCGCCATGGCAAAAGCGAGTGCGTGACGGTACGTTATCCGGTGTGGCGGTTGATCGGGCGGCGCGACCTACGCGTCATCGTCGGGGCGTACAACCACGAGCTGGCGACCGAGTTCAGCAGCCAAGCGCGCTCCTTCGCGCTGGAAGCGGGCTTGCTCGGCAAGCACTCGACGGCCTCGAACGACTGGCGCACGACCGAAGGGGGCGGGGTGAGGGCCGTCGGCGTAGGGAGCGGCGTCACCGGACGCGGGGCGAACCTTATCATCATCGACGACCCGGTCAAGTCGCGCGAGGAGGCCGAAAGCCCGGCCTACCGGCGGCGCGTGTGGAACTGGTACAAGGACGACCTGTACACCCGCCTCGAACCCGACGGGGCCATCATTTTAATACAGACACGATGGCACGAACTAGACCTCGCCGGCAACCTACTCGAAGCCATGCGGAACGGGGGTGAAGAGTGGACGGTCATCAGCCTGCCGGCGCTGGCCGACCCTGACGACCCGCTGGGGCGCAAGCCGGGGGCGGCGCTCTGCCCCGAACGCTTCACCGTGGCCGACCTGGAGCGTATTCGCGGCACGATGGGAACGTACTCATTCGAGGCGCTGTACCAGCAGCGACCCAGGCCGGCGGAAGGCGCGCTGTTTAAGCGCGACTGGTTTAAGGCAGTAGACACCGCGCCTGATGGTCTGCGCTGGTTTAGATATTGGGACCTGGCGGCGTCCACGCGAGAATCAGCCGACTTTACCGCTGCGTGCGCCGTGGCGTTGGCCGATGATGGCACGCTCTACATCCGCGACATGATACGGGGGCGCTGGGAGTGGCCCGACGCCTACAATATCATCATTCAGACCATGCAGACCGAGCGCGCCGTTGTCCACGGCATTGAGAAGGCTATGCACGGGCTGGCGGCTACGCAAGAACTCAGCCGGGACCGGCGCGTCTCAGGCGTGGCGTTTCGTGGCATCGATGTAGACCGCGATAAATTCAGCCGGGCGCTTACGTGGGCGGGCCGCGCTGAAAGCGGCAAGGTGGCGCTTGTGCGTGGCGAGTGGATTAACACCTTTTTGGATGAAGTCACGGCTTTTCCGTTGGGCGCGCATGATGACCAAGTCGACGCCGTGAGCGGGGCCGTCTCTATGCTATCCGTCGGCGCTGTTTCAGCCGTTCGCAACCCCTGGACATAACACCATGCTCGACTACGCTGCCGCCGCTCTTGTGAATCAACATCTCCTCGACATGGCCGCCGAGGACGAACGCCGCCGGCTCATGGTCTACCGCGCCGCGCGTCAGGCGTATCAAGGCGTCATGCCCGACCCGCTTAAAGTGGCGTTTGGGCAGGTCAACGACAACGTGAAGGTTAACAAGGCGCGCGTGATTGTCGACGCGGCGGTGGCGTTCCTGTTCGGGGAGAATATCGACTTCGCCCTGACCGGCAAGGCGCAAGCCGAGGAGTGGCTCAAGACGTGCTGGGCGCGTAACGGCAAGATGACGACGCTGCTCCAGTACGCCCAAAACGGCGCGATTTGCGGTCACGCCTTCCTCAAGATTGAGCACCCGTCGCCGCTCACCGCGCCGTACCCGCGCTTGATCGTTCTCGACCCGGCCAACGTCGCCGTCCAGTACGACGACGCCGACATTGCCCAGGTGTTTAGCTACCGCATCCGCTGGGACGCCGTCGACCGCAAGACCGCCAAGTCCATCGTGCGCCAGCAGCGTATCGTCAAGCAGGACAACGGGTTATGGGTTATCATTGACGAGGAAGCGCAGCCGGGCCAATTCAAGTTCGTGGAAGTGGGGCGCACGCTGTGGAAGTACACCTTCCCGCCGGTCATCGACAACCAAAACATCATCGCCGCTAACGAGTATTACGGCGAGAGCGACATACCGGACGACGTGATCGACCTCATCCTGTCGCGTAACTTTGTCTTGTCCAACTGGTCGCGTATCAGTAAGCACCAGGCGCACCAGCGGATGTGGGGGCGCGGGTTCCGCGACGACCAGGTCAAGCTCGGCCCCGACGATATTCTCATCATTGAGAGTGAGACCGGGCAACTGGCGGCCATCGACCCGCCGGAAAGCGGCATGACGCGCGACCTCGACGACAAGATCAACGATGCCATCCACGAAGTCACCAAGACGCCGGCCATCGCCACGGGCAAGGTCGACAACGTCGGTCAACTGTCGGGTCTGGCGCTCAAAATCCTCTACGGGCCGCTCGTGCAAAAGACGACGCCGAAGCGTCACACCTACGGCGACATGCTCGTTGAACTCAACCGCCGCTTGCTGGCGCTGGGCGGGTTCGGGGAGGACAACGAGGTCGAGGTGACCTGGCCGGAGATGATCCCGCAAGACATGATGGCCGAGCGGCAGGCGCTCCAGGTCGACGCGGGTCTCGGCGTGGTGAGCGTGGAGACGATGGCAAGCAAACTTGGCTATGATTGGCAGCAGGAAAGCGAGCGGCTGGCGGCGGCTGACGGCGAAGAGGACAGCGCCGCGCCGATTGCGACGGAGGACGAGGGCAAGCGGCTCCTGGTCATGTTCCAGGCCGCGAGCGAAGCGGTCAACGCCGGCATCCCGCTTGAGACGTTCCTGAAGAAGTATTTGCAGTGGACGGATAGCGAGATTGCCGCCGTCGTGGAGGAGCAGCAAGCCGAGGCGGAAGCCGACGCGCAAGAGCAACAGCAGCGTATGGAGATGTTGCAAATGCAGCAGGCCCCGCACGCAGCTGCGGGGCAGGAGGGGGACAATGGCGGACCAGGACAACAACGGGCGGGCGGAATGGCGAATACCAGCGGAAGGGCTAGTGCTGGCAGTGGCGCCCTTTCTGACTAACTTCATGGCATCGGCGGAATTCGAGGCGTGGGCGCGACGCGAAGAAGAGGAGGAGGACGCGCGGCAAGAGAGGCTTACGCGCATCATGGACGGCCTTACGTATGAGGCGGCGTTAGACATCGTCATTAGTTTTGTCGAAAACTACTTGGGCGAACATTACAGCGAGCGCGACGAGGCCGCGCTGTGGCGTGTGCAAGAGGGGCGGGGCCATGCCGACACGTAAGCCGCTGGGCCGGGCGCTGACAGTCGAGGAACTCATCCAGGCGGTCGGTTCGGGCGAAACGCCGAGTGACGCGCTGGACGCGCAAGTCTGGTGGGAGCGCTACGCGCCGACGTATGCCGTGAACTGGTTGTCGGCTCTACCCCGCACCGATCATGCGGGGACACCGGATACCACACCGCGCCCGCTGCTCAGGGAGCGCGGTTAACATGCCTGAGCGCCGTTCGTCGCTCACGCCGACGTACACCTTCAACGCCCGGTCGCAACGCTATCGCCACATAGCGACGGGCCGCTGGGTGGGGCGCGACACCGTCCGCCGGGCGCTCGACACGACGCTCCAGCGCAGCCAGGCCGACATGACCCGGCTAGGGCGCGACTTACAGGCGGGCCGGCTGACGCTGGCTGAGTGGCAGGTGGCGACGGCCAAGAGCCTCAAGGCGGCGCATCTGGCGAGCGCGGCGGCGGCCCGTGGCGGATGGGCGCAGATGACCCAGGCCGACTACGGGCGCGTCGGTCACAAGCTACGCGGCGAGTATGGATTTCTAGCGCGCTTTGCCCAGGCTATCGCCGACGGCGCCCAGCCGCTTGACGGGCGCTTTTTGACGCGTCTCTCGATGTACGCCCAAGCCCCGCGCGGCACGTACCACGACCAGGAGCGGGCCGGGATGCGTGAGGCGGGCTATACCGAGGAGCGTAACGTCCTGGGCATGGCCGACCATTGCGACAGTTGCCGGGCGCAAACGGCGCGCGGCTGGGTGGCGCTCGGCTCGCTCATTCCCGTGGGCCAACGCGACTGTCTGACCTCGTGCAAGTGTAGCGTCCAGTATCGCAAAAGTTAGGGCATCCGTAACATGACACCCTTGCCCGCGTCTATTACTACAGAGTGGATTGAGTTACGTAGCAAGCGGGGCCGCCTCGTGTGCCGTATCGACCGGCGGCGCGGCTTGCTCTCATGGCGGCAGGGCGACGATACCCTGCTCGTTGACCTCATTGAAGTCCTGAGCGAGATGGACGAACCCGACAAAGGCAAGGCTGTTTAGAACATCCTGACGTTAGCAAACCGCATAAAGAACGCCACGAGCGGGACATGGAGCGCCTAGAGCGCCTCGTGTCCCGCTTTCTGTTTTGATAGCACTTATCAGGAGCAAGCACCACATGGCAGACGAACAGACGACGGACAAGACCCAGGCGGTCGAGCCGTCCCAGCCCCAGGCGGGCGAGCCACAGACGGCGGCGGCGGCTCAGGCAGCCGACAAGCCGGCGCTGGATGCGGACGCGTTGCGGAAAGAGTTAGAGGACGCGCGCAAGGAGGCGGCCAAATACCGCACCGAGCGCAAGAGCGCCAACGACACGCTGGCCCAACTCCAAAAGGAACTAGAGGCCATCCGTCAGGCGCAGATGACCGACGAGCAGAAGAAACAAGCCGAATTTGAAAAAGCGCAGCAAGAGGCCGCGCAGCTCCGGCAGGAACTCGACACCGAGCGCAAGGCGAGGCAGGAACTCGCCCTCAAAACCATCGTCCAGGCGGCGGCGGGCAAGCTCGGCGTGGTGGACCCCGACGCGGCGTTCGTGCTGCTTCGCACGATGACACCACTAGAGCCAGGCCCGGACGGGTGGGATACCAAAGCCGTCACCGAGGCCGTCCAGAAGCTCGTCAAGGATAAGCCGTACCTGTTGGGCGCGTCGACCGCTTCGCCGGCGAACCCGGCGCGGCAGGCCGCCAACGACACGGGCGAGAGTGACGAGCAGCGCCGGGCGCGACTGTACGGCGCCGGGGCCAACATCTTCAACCCGTCCTTCGGCAAGTCGAAGGGCGGCGGCGTGATTTGGCCGGACGGCAAGGAACCCCGCTCCTAACGGGTAGAGGCTCAAGGAGCCGACAATGGCGACAGGGCTGAACACTTACACCAACATCGCGTCTTTCGTCAACACCATCTTCGAAGACGCCCTGTTCATCGCCCGCGACAACAACCTGATGCAGCCGCTCGTGACCGTCTTCAACGACGCGCAGGGCATGGCTGCTCGCAAAAATCAAGAGTACGGTACGGCGACCATCCAGGCCGTCGGCGAGAGTGACGATCTGGTCAGCCAGACCTTCCACCCGACGGCGCTGTCCACGTTGACGCCCGCCGAGTACGCCGGCCAGTTCTTCATCACTGATACGCGCATGGAGAGCGACCCCTTCGGCGCGCAGACCGACGCGGCTTACGAGCTGGGCGTGGCGATGGCGCAGAGCATCGAGAACAACCTCATCGCCGCGTTTAACTCGCTGACCGGCGGGACGGTCGGCGCGGCGGGGACGGTCATCACGTGGGGTCACGTCATGGCGGCCCGCGCGCGCCTTCAGACGCAGCACGCCCCGCTGCCCTACGCGCTGGTCATTCATCCGTACACCTGGAACGCCTTGGCGAAGGCGGCCTCGATTGCGACCAACACCGCCAGCGCTCCGAACTTCACCGACGAAGTCACGGCCCGCTACCGCGTGTCGTCGGCTCTCGGCATTGACTTCTTCGTGTCGAGTAACATTCCGATTGACGCCAGCGCCGACGCCGTGGGCGCGATGTTTAGCCGGCAGGCGATTGCCCTGGACATCCGCCGCGCGCCGCGCATGGAGCCGGAGCGGGACGCCTCGCGGCGCGGCCTGGAACTCAACATGTCGACCGTCTACGCCTACGGCGTCTGGCGGCCCACGCATGGCATCAAGATGGTCTTTGACGCCACGGCGCCCGACTATTAAGCCGGAGAAGGACTAAACGATGAGTAACGATGTCCATGTCGTGACCTACCTGCCCGGCGACCCCGGCGGGGACGACAAGAAGCTCTACATCCTCAAGGCGCCGAGCGACGCGCAGGGCGGCGGCATCCGCATCGTGGACGCCTGGATCGTCAACCGCGACACCGCCGCGCTGTCGCAGGGCGTGGGCGGCACGACCTTCACCGTCGCGCTGCATAAGTATTCGAGCGCCGCTACCCCGGTGGTCAACGGCACCATCGCCCCGGCGGTCGGCGGCACGGCGGAAGGCTGGACGGCCAACGTCGTCAAGACCTTCACGCTCAACGAGGCGTATACGTTCCTGGACGCCGGCGAGTGGCTGGTCGGCCAGTACAACGAGGTCAACGCCGGCAACCCGGTGGGCGCTTCGATTGTCGTTCACTACAAGATGGGCCGCTAACAACCAACAGGCAGGGCGGGCGCTGGCTCGCTCTGCCGTCCTCCCTCACTATTGGGGCACGACGCATGAAAATTACGTGGCTGTCTAACTCTCCTCACGCTAACACCGGCTACGCCAACCAGACGCGGTTGTTCCTGCCGCGCCTCCAAAGTCTCGGCCATGAACTCGCCGTCGTCGCCTTCTACGGTGTGGAGGGCGGCGTCATTCGCCTAGGCGACATTCCCATTTACCCGCGCGGTTATCACCCCTACGGTCAAGATGTGATGGCGGCGCACACGGCGCACTTTAACAACGGGCCGGGCGGCGTGCTGATTAGCCTGATGGACAGTTGGGTTATCCAGCCCGACTTGATGCTGCAAGGGACGAAGTGGCTGCCGTGGTACCCCATCGATCACGACCCGCTGCCGCCGCTTGTCCGCGATAAGGTGAGCAAGGCATACGCGCGTATCGTCTACTCGCACTTCGGCGAGCGCATGATGGACCAGGTCGGCCTCGATACTTTCTACGTCCCGCACGGGGTGGACTGCGACGTATTCAAGCCGAAGCCGCAACGCGTGGCGCGTGAAGCGGCGGGCTTCCCCCAGGACCTGTTCGTCATCGGCATGGTGGCGGCGAATAAGGGCGTGCCGAGCCGGAAGGCGTTCCAGCAGCAGCTCGAAGCGTTCGCCCTGTTCCATGCCAAACACCCCGACACGATGCTCTACCTGCATACGGTACGCGGCAACCAGGGTCACAACGAAGAGATGAACCTGCCCGAACTGGTCGACTACCTGGGACTGAGCAAGGCCGTCGCCTTCGCCGACAACTACGCCTATTTGCTCGGCTATCCTGACGAGCAGATGAACAACCTGTACAACGCCTTTGACGTGCTATCGAGCGTGAGCATGGGCGAGGGGTTCGGTATTCCCATTCTCGAAGCGCAAGCCGCCGGCACGCCGGTTATCGTCGGCGACTGGACGAGTATGTCCGAACTGAACTTTAGCGGGTGGGCGGTCGACCGGCGCGACGCCGTCCCGTTCTGGACGCCGCTGGCCTCGTATCAGTTCACGCCGCGCGCCGAGGCGATTGCGGAGTGCTACGAGGAAGCGTATCGGCATAGTGGGGACCACAAGCGAGGGCAGACGGCGCGCAAGCGGGCGCTTGAGTACGACGCCGACACGGTGACGCAGGAGTATTGGCGGCCGACGCTCGCAGCGATTGAGCGGCGGGTGAACGAGGAGCAAGAAAGGCAGGCGGCATGATGAGCTTCCTGGCGGGTAGCGTCAGCACGCTCGGTATTCTGGTCGTATTGTTGTTGGGTTATGTGGCCTGGGTTTCGCCGAAAGCCCGAACGGGCATCTATTTTCTTGTGGTTCTCGCCACTACGCACGTCCTGGCCTTCACCGTCGGAACGTGGTGGGGGTGTCGATGAGGGCCGTTGTTAGTGGGGCCGGGGGCTTCATCGGCTACCACTTGACGCGCCGGCTGAAGGATGAGGGCTACACCGTGCGCGGGGTAGACGTGAAGTTGCCTGAGTTCGCGCGTACGCCGTGTGACGAGTTCCGCTTGATGGACCTGCGCGACGCAGCGAGCGCCGAGATTGCCCTACGCGGCATGGACGAGTGTTACGCCTTGGCCGCCGACATGGGCGGCATGGGCTTCATCTCGCAGCATCACGCGCAAATCCTCCACAACAACGCGCTCATCAACCTTAACACGTTTGAGGCGGCGCGGGTGATGGGCGTCGGACGGGTGTTCTATGCCTCAAGCGCGTGCGTCTACCCGGAGTACAAGCAGATGACGGCGGGCGTCACGCCGGCCCTCAAAGAAGATGACGCCTGGCCGGCCCAGCCGCAGGACGCCTACGGGCTGGAAAAGCTGACGAGTGAAGAGCTGGCGATGCACTACGCGTGCGACTACGACATGCTGTTTCGTATCGCCCGCTTCCACAACATCTACGGGCCGCAGGGGACGTGGCGCGGCGGGCGCGAGAAAGCGCCGGCGGCCATGTGCCGCAAGGTGGCCGTCGCCAAGATAAAGGGCGGGCCGGTGGAAGTATGGGGCAACGGCAGGGCGACGCGCTCTTACTGCTACGTCGACGACGCGGTAGAGGGCATCCGGCGGCTGATGAAGAGCAACCACGCCAAGCCCTTGAACATCGGCAGCGAGCAGGCCGTCACGGTGGACGAACTGCTGCGGACGGTGTGCGCTGTCGCGGAGACGGAAGTCGAAACGCGCTATGTCGCCGGGCCGGTCGGTGTCCTGGGCCGCAACAGTGACAACGCGCTCTGTCGTGAAGTGTTGAAGTGGGAGCCGGCGACGCCGCTCCGTTATGGTATCGAACGGACGTACCCGTGGGTAGAGGGGCAGGTGCAAGCGTGGCAAGCATAGCCCTCGTCACCACGACGATCCACGTTCCCGAAGTCCTGCGCCAGTATCGCGCCGCCGACCCCGACGCGCTATTCATCATCGCGGGCGACCTGAAGTCGCCCCACTGCGAGATAGAACGGCTGTGCGACGAGTTGGGCAACGCGCGCTACATCTCGCCTATGGCGCAAATGGCGATGGGCTACAAGTGTTCGCCCGTAGTGGGGTTCAACTCAATCCAACGCCGAAACATTGCTATCCTCGAAGCCATCAAGAGCGGGGCCGACATCGTCCTGACCATTGACGACGACAACGCGCCGAAGTCGCCAACCTACTTTGAGACCTTGCGGCGTTCGTTCGATGGGCCGGCGGGCTATGAAGTTCTATCACCCTATCAAGGCTGGTTCAACGTCGGCGAGTTCGCCCAAGAGCGGTTTGTCTATCGTGGTTTTCCGATGGAATACCGAGCCAATCCGCAGGACCGCGCCTTTACGATTGCGCCGGTGGAGACCTGCCCCGGTCGCGTCGGCATCGTCAACGGCCTCATTCACGGCGACCCCGACGTGAGCGCCATTGAGCGTTACCCGGCTGGCGGGCCGCGTGTCTACTGGTATCGCGAGGAGGCGCGGGCCGGCATCTACGTCAACCCGCGCACGACCTGGACGCCCATCAACAGCCAGAACACGGCGTATCGGCGCGACCTGGCGCCGCTCGCTTTTGTCCTGCCGCACGTCGGACGCTATGACGACATCTGGGCCTCGTATATCGCCCTGGCGTGCCTACGCGGGACGGACGATTACGTCCTGTTCGGCGAGCCGCATGTGAGGCAGGCGCGCAACCCGCACAACTTGGTGAAAGACCTGAAGGCGGAACTGCTCGGCATGGAGTGGACGCTGCCGTTTGTCGAGTGGCTGGGCAGTGTGACGGACGGAGACACACCGCTCGAACGGCTGACGGCCATCAGCATGGCGATGGGCGCGCAGGAGACCCTCAACGGCTTGCCGCTCTTGCCGATGTACCGCTTCTTGCGGGCGTGGCTGGATGACGTGGAGCGCGTCCTATGACCAACTACGCGCGTCTCGCCGATGACGTGTTTCACGCCGTCCCTGGCCTCCTCGACATGGATGAACTGGCCTGGCTGATTGAGGCCGCCCAAAACCGGCGCGTCGTGGTGGAGATTGGGACGTGGTACGGACGCAGCGCCAAAGCCCTGACGCTCGGCGGCGGCACGGTCTACACCGTCGACAGTTGGACCGGCCTGAGTACGGAGCGCGAGACCGACCCCACCGACAACCCGCCGAACGTGGTAAGGAACGAGTTCTTCAGACGGCTGCAACCGGATATCGAGGCCGGGCGCGTCGTGCCGGTGTGGGCTGACAGCGTCGAAGCGGCGGGCCGGCTCAACCGTCTGCGCGTCGACATGCTGTTCCTGGACGGGCTGCATACCTACGAGCAGGTCAGCGCAGACTTGGCGGCGTGGTTGCCCCTGGTCAAAGTCGGCGGGCTGGTGTGCGGCCATGATTGGGACCGTGAGGACGTACGCCGGGCGGCGCTGGAAGTGTTGCCCCATGCCGAGAAGCAGGTCGGGGGGCTGTGGAGCGCCACGAAGCGAAGGATGAGGGCAAAAGGATGAAGGATGAAACAAGAGGCCAAACAGGGACAGGCGGGTTCATCCCTCATCCCTCATCCGTCATCCCTCCCGTTGTCGACGCTTTTACCTTCTTCAACGAGCTGGACCTGCTGGAACTTAGGTTGGCCGAGCTTGACAGCGTGGTGGACCTGTTCGTCCTGGTCGAGGCCGCGCAGACGTTCACGCGCCGGCCCAAGCCGTTCCACTACGCCGACAATCGCGCGCGGTTCGCGCGGTGGCGCGACAAGATCAAGGTCGTGTCGATTATGGAGTTTGCCGCCAACGCGCCGGACGCCTGGGCGCGCGAGACGTTGCAGCGTAACGCCGTGTTGATGGGCTTGAACGGCGTCCCCGACGACGCCCTGGTCATGCTCAGCGACGTGGACGAGATACCGCGCGCGTCGACCGTGACAGCAGCGGCGGGCATCGTGGCCGACGGCTTCCAAGTGGGTTTTGAGATGCGTCACTCGCTCTACCACGTCAACAACGTGTGTTACACGATGGCCTGGCGTGGCACGCAGCTAACGACGGCGCGACACATGCGCCGCGTCACGCCTCAGTCTGTCCGGGACCGGCGTAACTACCCGGCGTACCTCGTCCATGACGCCGGCTGGCACTTTACCGGCATGGGCGGGGCCGAGCGGCTAGGCGAGAAGATACGCTCATTCTCGCACACCGAAGTCGACACGCCGGAGATCAACAACCCGGCGCACCTGGCCGCGTGTATCGAGGCGGGCGTGGACGTGAGCGGCAGGACGGACATACGATTTAAGCGCGAGGCGCTGAATGTCACGTACCCGCGCTACCTGTTGGACCATCAAGACAAGTTCTCTCACCTCATCTGGAGGTCACAGAATGACGGCTAAACTCGCGGTGGCGATGTTGACCTGGAACGTCTTCCAGACGCAGCGGAAAGAATTCCTTTATCGCGCTTGGGCGTCCCTAGACGACGGCGACTATGCCGTCACTAAGCGGCTCGTCACCAACGGGTCGACCGACGGCACGCAAGACATTGTGGCGGCGCTCGGCGGCATTGTGGACGACGTCGACACGCGCATCTGTTACGGCATGCAAAAGGGCATCGAGTGGGCCGTGACGCAGGCGACCGGGCCGGATGACATTGTCCTGTTTACCGCCGACGATATGACCTATAAGCCCGGCTGGGCGCGGCGGCTGATGGCCTTCTGGCAGGACGCGCCGGACGAGGTCGCCATTGCCACGCTGTTCCTTGAAGATACGTGGCCCTGGAACACGGTACGCGGCGTACTTGAGGCCGGCGGAGAACGGGCGCTCATTCGTGACAGCGTGCCGGGCGGCTGCTGGTCGTTCCGCGCGCGCGACTGGCCGCTCATCGGCCCTATCCCGCAGGTCATGCCCGGCGAGGACCACGCGATCATCCAGAAGCTCGAAGCGGCGGGCTACGTCTTTGCGGCGCTGGACCTAGCCGAGCACACGGGAGTCGAGCACTCGGCCTGGAACAACCAGTCGCATACGTGGGCCACGCCGCTAGACCGTGCAAGGTGGGGGGTGTAATGGCGCGCTCGACAATGGGAACGGTTCTCACCGACCTGCGTAACCTCATCAACGACGCGGCGGGGACGGCCCAGGTATGGACCGACGATCAACTCCAGTTCCACCTCGACCGGCATCGGCTGGACGTGTATTTTATGCCGCTCGAACCTGTCCCGACCTACACGGGCGGCGGGTCGGTCTCCTACTTTGAATACCGCTCCCCGTATCGCGACTACGAAGCGACGATGGGCGGGACGGCGGTGTTTGTCGTGGAAGATGGGCTAGGCGAAAACGTCAGCGCCGCGTCCTACACCGCCGACACGCAGAACGGCATTGTGACGTTCACCGCCAACACGGGCGGGACGGCCTACTACCTGACGGCGCGGTCCTACGACCTCTATGGCGCGGCGGGCGACGTGTGCGAGGCGTGGGCGCAAAAGGTGGCGCTCGAATTCGACTTCTCAACCGACGGCCAAAGCTTCAGCCGGTCGCAAAAGGCGGCCATGCTCAGCGCGCAGGCCGAGCGGTTTAGGCGCAAGGCGCGGCGGGCGACGAGCGGCAGCAAGGTCACGCGCGACGACCTGGCGCCGCAGCCGACGACTTGGCGCCGCCGGCGGCTGAATGGGGAGTGGTGATGCTCAACCCGAACGACCTGGCCGCCATGCGCGCCACGCTCGACACGACGCGGGTATCCGGTACGCTGGTCATCATGCGCCGGACTGAAGTCAGCGACGGGCGCGGCGGGTACACGCAAGGGACCGTCCCCGTCACGGGCGGGACCGTGGCGTACCGCCTCGTCCAGGTGAGCGGCATGGAGCGCGCGATGGCCGGGCGGATGGGCAGCGTGTCGGTGTGGCGCTTCGGCCTGCCGCGCACGCCTGAAGTGTTACCGTCTGACCGGCTGCTGGCCGATGGGGTCTACACCTACGAAGTGACAAGCAGCAACCTGCCGCGCGCGTGGACGCTAGAGCAGGTGGTGGAAGCGGTGAGGCTGTGAACGACTGGACGGTTTACCAGGGCGATTGTTTGGACGTGTTGCCGACGTTGCCGGCGGCGTCCGTCCAGTGCGTCGTGACCAGCCCGCCCTACTTCGGGTTGCGCGACTACGGGCAAGACCAGCAGATCGGCCTAGAAGCAACGCCGGCTGAGTACGTCGCCAAGCTCGTCCAGGTGTTCCGCGAAGTGCGGCGGGTGCTACGGGATGACGGTGTCGTGTGGCTCAACCTCGGCGACAGTTACGCGGGTGGAAAGCAGGGGCGCGATGATGGCGACCGAGGCCAACGGCACACAGACGGACGGAACCCAAACACGCAAAACGAATGGAAGGGGCCACCGGGAAAGCAGCGCAAGCCGCCAGAGGGGTTAGACGGCAAGTCGCTCCTGGGCATTCCGTGGAGGGTGGCGTTCGCCCTGCAAGACGACGGCTGGCTCCTACGCAGTGACGTGGTGTGGGCAAAACCCAACCCCATGCCGGAGAGCGTGAAGGACCGACCGACCAAGAGCCACGAGTACGTGTTCCTACTCGCCAAGCAGGGCCGCTACTGGTACGACGTCGACGCGGTGAGGGAAGAGAGCGTAGACCCGGAAAGCTACACAGGACGCCGCAAGCGGCATAGCCTGGCATTACCCAATCACGACCCCGGCTACGATGGGCATAGAACAGCGGTAGAGCTTTTGAAGTTGGACGGCAATACGTACCCTCGCCGTAACCGCCGCTCAGTGTGGACGGTGGCAACGTCCCCGTTCACGGCGCGCAAGTACGGCTTCGAGTGTGACCACTTCGCCGTGATGCCGCCTAAGTTGGTCGAGCCGTGCGTGCTGGCGGGGTGTCCGGTGGGCGGCGTCGTGCTTGACCCGTTCTGCGGGGCCGGCACGACCGGGCGCGTGGCCGTCCAGCATGGGCGGCGCTTTATCGGTATCGAGCTTAATCCTGATTACGTGGCGATTGCACACGCCCATATCGCCGACGGCGCAAAACAGCCGCGTCTACACTTGGAGGCGTCGTGAAAGTGCGCGTGCGGGGCGTCTTGCGCTCCTCCATTGACGAAATCGCGCGCAAAGCGCCGGAATACGCCGACCTCGTGGCGCGTAAGGGCGCCGAGCGCACGCTGGAACTGGCGCAAAGTGAAGTGCCTGTCGACACGGGCGCGCTCAAGGCGTCGGGCCACATCGAAGGCGGCGGGATGACCGCTGGCTACTTCGTGGTCTACGACACGCCTTACGCGACGTTCGTTCACTACGGGACGCGCAAGATGCGGGCAAACCCCTGGCTGCTCCGGGCGTCCGAGCGGGCGCGGCCTGAGTTCGAGCTGATGATGAGGAACGCCGGCGCGTACCTGGAAGGCATTCAACGCTACAGCGAGGTGACGCTCTAACATGGCCGGCCTGGACCTGGCTGCCGCCGCGCAGCACATCTACACCAAACTCAAAGCGCAGTCGGCATTGTCGGCGCTAACCGTGGTGGAGGGCGTGGCGTCGTCGTCCACCGCTTACCCGTATGTGCGCTTTGAGTATATGGACGGCGTGGGGCGCTTGGTCATGGGCCTGGGCGCGGTCTACGTCATGGGCAAGCCGCAGTACACCGTCCAGGTGATTGCCAAAGACCAACCCTACAGCGCGCTTGACGCCTACGTCCAGGCCATCTATACCGCGCTCCACAACACCAGTAGTACCAACGCCAAAGGGGAAGTGTTCGGCTCGGTGGTACTTGAGCCGATCCAATACGACGAACCAGACGAAGGGAATATTTACCGCCATGCCGGATGGACAGTCCAAGTTTACACCCGCTCCGCCTAGCAGCCTGTCCCCCACCGAACCCAACGCGGACATGGTGTTTTGGCTGGCCGTCCGCCGGGGCTTGCTCATGATTACAGCGGCCATCGAAAAGCGGTGGGGGCTGCGTCGGGAACGATAACCTAACTCAATAACTCACCGGGCCTCGCGCTCTAGCGCCACGCCCAACTCGTCTAGGGACCGCTCTGCCGTCCCTGGCTGGTTGGGCGTTTTTGCGCGCCCAGGAGCAAACACATGGCTGAAAATGCTGTCGTCTTTAACCTGACCCAGGTCGGCGCCGAAGGGACCGCCGGCACATGGGCCACCCCCGGCACCGTCACGCCGGCCTTTTCGTGGAGCCTGTCGCCGACGGCGACCGTGCAAGAGTTCCGACCGATGGGCTACAAGTACAACACCGAGACGGCCACCGGCAAGGAGTGGAGCGAGCTGAGCGTCGAGGGCTACGGCTGCTACAACTGCATGCCCTACATCCTGTCGGGCGTGATGGGGACGGCGACGATCACCGCCGGCGCCATCACCGGCTGGGCCTTCGCGCCCTCGTCCACTGCCGCCGACACCGACAAGACCTATACGGTCGAGAACAACGGCGGCGGCGTCCGCAACGTCGCGGCGGGCTACGGGCGGCTCACCGGCTGGGGCTACTCCATCGACCGTGAGAAGTTCGATGTGAAGGCCAGCGGCTTCGCCCAGCGCGTCGTCGAGGGGTCGACGGCGACCGCCTCGCCCAAGTCTGTGGCGCTCGTCCCCATCCTGCCGAGCCAAGTGACGGTGTTCATGGACAACACAGCGGCGGGCCTCGGCACGACCCGCCTGACGCGCGTCCTGAGCGTGGAGTTTGAGCAGAGCGACAAGGCCGCGCCGTTGTGGGTGGTCAACGACGCCGCTACGTCGTTCGTGGCCGATGTCGAGCAGGCGCCGACGGCGCAGCTCCGCATCGTCGCCGAGTACGACGCGACGAGCGGCACGATCTGGACCGGCTCGCTCCGCAGTGGCGACCGTAAGTTCGTGCGCGTGCAAGGGTCCGGCGCGCTCATCGCCGGCGGCACGTCCTACCTGTTCCAGCACGATATGGCGCTTGAGGCCGCCGACGCCTTCACCTTCGGTGATGCCGACGGCGTCCGGACGATTGAGATGGTGTTCGGCCTGACCCACGACGCGACGTGGGGCTACGCGCAGAAGGCGACCCTCAAGAACACGCAGACGACCCTCTAATAGTCACCCTCACGGGCGCCCCGCATCGAGTGCGGGGTGTGCATCTCCTGCCGCTGAAAGGAGCGGCCAGCACATGCCTATTAGCATCCTCAACACACGCCGCAAGGCGCCGAACGCCGACGCGGTCAAGACGGTCGAAGTGCGGTGGGACGACGAGACGGCGGCGGTCACGTACCGCATCGGCGCGTTGTCCCCCGCGCTCATCGGCAAGCTCGGCAAGGACGCCACGCTCGACACCGTGGTGGAATTCCTGACGCTCGTCCTCCAGTCCTGGGAGTTGGTCGACGAGGACGGGCAGACGCCGCCGATTGAGCAAGCGTTCCTTGAGAGCCTGCCGCTCGACTTCCTGAACGCCGTGGCGCTGGCGGTCATCGAAGATACGCAGCCCCCAAAACAGAGTGCGGACAGCTCGTTCGCAGCCTGAAATGGGGCCACGAGAGCGCGCCGGATTGGGCCGTGTATCTCACGGTGAATGAGACATGGCCCGACCTGCGGCTGGATGACCTGGACCCATCGTTGACGCCGTGCGAGTGGTATTACCGGGCCGTGGCGCTGATGAACGCCCGGCGCGAGGCCGAGCAGTACCAACGCGACAAAGCCGAACGTGACGCAAGGATGAAGAGGCGCTGATATGAGTATCGCCGTCGCGTCGTTGAAGGCGGAATTCACAGCCGATACCAGTGACCTGGAGCGCGGGGCGTCCCGCGCGCAGTCGACGCTCCAGGGCATGACCGGCTCGTTTAGCATGGTCGGCGCGGCGGCGGTAGCGATGGGGACGCTCATTGCCTCAGCCGTCACGTCGGGTATCGGCGCCTTGTCCGGGCTGGCCGGCGAAGCCTTCAACGCCGTCGCCTCCTACGAACGCCTGACCATGTCCCTCGAAAGCATGGTCGCGCGCGAGATGGTGGCGAGCGGGTCGGCGGCCAACCTCGGCGCGGCGATGGAGCAGGCCGGCGGGCGCGCCCAAGAACTCATCAACTGGATACAGCAACTCGCCGTCCAATCCCCATTCTCCCAAGAGGAGGTCGCTGGCGCGTTCCGTATGGCGATGGCCTTTGGCTTCACCTCGGAACAGGCGCAACGCCTGACGGCGGCCCAGCTCGACTTTGCCGCCGCCAACGGCGTGAGCGGGGCGACAATGGAGCGCGTGGCCCTGGCGATGGGCCAAATCCAGGCGCGCGGCGTCCTGATGGGCGGCGAACTCCTGCAACTGTCGCAGGCCGGTATCGGCATGGGGCAGGTGTTCGACAAGCTCTCACAGATGACAGGGAAGTCAACGCAGGAACTCCAAAAGATGCAGCACGATGGCCTTATCCCGGCAGGGCAGGCAATCGAGGCCATCACGCAAATTATGGAGCAAAACGCCGGGGCGGGCGCGCGCCAGGCTAACACCTTTAGCGGTCTGATTGCCTCCCTCCACGACCTCAAAGAGGTGGCGCTACGGACCTTGAGCGGCGGGACGTTCGCCGCGCTCAAGAACCCTCTCTCGGAACTCGTCAACGCCCTGCAAGACCCGCAAGTCCTGGCGCAAATCAAGGCCGCCGGCGACAAAATAGGGCAAGCGGTTAGTGCGGCCATTGACACGATCAAGGGCGCTTTTGCCCTGCTCCAAAACGTGACGGCGGGCGTTCGTATCGGCGGGGTCGGTGGCGGCGTGACGGCCTTGCTCGCCTCACTCGGCTTCGACAGTGGCGCGGCGGCGGTCGTGGGTGACATCATCGGCAAAATCTCTAGCGCCATCCAGACCGGCATCGCCACGATCCAGAACGTCCTCGCCACGGCCTCCCCCTACTTCACGCTACTGGCGCAAGGGATAGCGACGGCCCTGCCGTATGCCATCGTGTTGGCCCAGGTGGTCGGGGGCGTGCTGGCCGGGGCGTTGACGGCGGTCAGCGCCGTGGTCCAGTTCGTCGTCGCCAACTGGCAGATTTTTGCCAACGTCCTGATGGTCGTTGCGGCGGTCCTGGCGGGCGGGGCCATCGTCGCCGGGATTAGCGCGCTGGTTAGTGGGTTCGGCCTGCTGATGGGCGCGCTGCAAGGGGTGATGATCCTCCTGCCGATGATACCCGGCGCGATTGTGATGCTGGCCGGCCCGTTCGGGATTGTCGCCGGGATTGTCGCCGCGTTCGCGCTGGCCTGGATGCAGAACTGGGGCAACATCCAGGGCTTTACGTTTGAAGTCGTTGCGCGGGCTATCGCTACCATTGACCAACTCGGCGGGGCGATGGGCGCCATTGGCATCGGCATCCAGACGGCGCTCACCGAGGGGCCGTGGGCGGGCGCGCAGGCGTTCAACGCGGCGATGGGGCAGGTCAATGTCGACTACGAAAACGCTGTAGCGAACGCCTCGGTCAAGGGCGAGCAGATGCGCGCCAACGCCGAGGCGTCGTGGAGCGGCATGGTCGGCGGGGCGCAACAGTGGTTCGGCGCGCTGTTTAATGTTCAAGACAACGCCCTCAATTCCATGATCCAGAACGCCCAGGTCAAGATGAGCGTCATTGCTCAAATCATGGCCGCCGGCGGCAACAATCCGGGCAAGGAGAACATCGACGCGACCGAGGCGGCCTTTATGCAGGGGCAGCGCGCCGCGCCCGCGACAATCTCCGTCCCCAAAGTCCAGTTCAATGCCGGCACGGGCGGCATGGGGGGCGCGGCGCTGGGCAAGGTCGGAACAGGTCTCAAACAGGTCGGCGCGGGCCTGGGTAAGACCGGCCACGCGGCGGGCGAGACGGCCAAAGCCGCCAAGTCCGCCGAGGATAAGGTGAAAGAGGCGGCCCAGGCGATTGCCTCAGTCGCCGAGACGGTCAGCAAGCTCAAGGAATTCTTGGAGGGCGGCGACTTTGAGAAGTTGCAGGCAGGCGAAGGGGCCGACAGGGTCGTTCAGGTCGCCGCCAATCTCGCCGCGCTCGGTCGCCGTATCTACGAGGCGTTCGTCCAAGCAGCTACGGGGCTAGGCGACGAGGTCAATAAAGCGGCCCAAACTTTGGCGCAGGGCATCCAGTCGAGCAGTCAGGCGCTATCGAGCCTGACGGGGATGCTTCCGAAACTGTGGGAGTTCGTTCAGTCGCCGGAGTGGGGCGCGATGCAGGGCAGCATGGACATGCTGCTCGGCGTGGCGACGATCCTCATCAACTGGGGCCGCTCGCTGTTCGACGCGATGGCTATTGCGAGTGACGGCGTCACTGAAGAGAGCGCCAAAGCCGCGCAAGCCCTGGCGCAAGGGATAGGGGCCAGCGCGCAAGCCGTGTCCTCAGTTATTGGCCTCCTCCCTAAACTGTGGGAGTTCGTCAACTCCGGCAACTTCGACGCCATTATGAGCAGCCGGGCCGAGCTGCTGGCGGCGGCGACAAAGCTCATTGAGTGGGGTAAGCTGCTGTTTGAGGTGTTCGCGGCGGCGGCGGCTGGGATTTCCGAGGACAGCGTCAAGGCCGCGCAACTTCTCAGCCAGGGGATAGGGGCGGCCACGCAAGCCCTGACCGGCATTATTGACCTTATCCCTAAACTGCTCAATAGCGTGTGGGGGATCGACACGTCCTTTGCCTACACCGCCGAGGGCCGGGCCGTCCTGGTCAGCGCCAGCAAGAAGCTGATTGCGCTCGGCCTGACCATCTTCACCGCGTTCGCCGCGGCTGGCGCGGACGTGAGCGCCAAGTCCGTCGCGGCGGCGGGGCTACTCAGTGACGGCATCGGTAAGAGCGTCGACGCCCTCTTGAAACTGACCGAGTACGTCGAAAAGGCCATGAGCCTTTTCTACTCCATCGGCACGCGGCAAGTCGTGAGCGCCGAGGGTAAGGGCGAACAGGCGGTCGAACACATCAGCCTGAAGCTGCTGGAGATCGGCGTCAACATCCTCAATAACTTCTCTATCGCCTCCGCCGGGGTGAAGCGTAACGCTTATAGCGCGGCGCAACTGATGGGGGCCGGCATCGGTCAGGCGGTCGACGCGCTGACCAAAGTCCTCGACTTCGTCACCAAGTCGATGACGGTCTTTTACTCGATTGAGACGCGGCAGGTGGTGAGCGCGACCGACCGGGGCGAGAAGGCCGTCCAGCATATCGCCCTCAAGCTGATTGGGATGGGCGTCAATATCCTCAATAACTTCGCCCTGGCCGCCTCCGGCGTGCGCCGTAACGCCCTCGTCGCCGCGCAGCAGCTAGGGACGGCGATGGGGCAGGCCATCGACGGCCTGATGAAGATGATGGAGTTCGCCACCCGCGCTATTCAAATGCTGTACGACCAGGGGACGCGCCAAGTGGTGAGCGCGACGGAGCGCGGGGAACTGGCGGTCCAGCATATCGCCCTGAAGCTTATCCAGATGGGCGTCAACATCCTCAACAACTTCCAGGCCGCCGCCGACACGCTCCACTACGCCGCGCCGACCGCCGCGCAGGTGTTGGGGACGGCCATTGGGCAGGCGATGGACGCCCTGCTCAAAACGCTCGACTTTTTGGAGAAGTTCGCGCAACTGACCGACAACGCCGTGACGCAAATCGCCGTCCTCAACCCCGACAGCGTGACGGCGGCGGCGGGCCGGCTGGCCTATTTTGCCGCCGCTGTGGTCAACCTCATGTGGGCGGCGGCAGAGACGTTGCACTATGCCGCGCCGACCCAGGTAGCCGTCTTTAGCCCCTCCATCACCCAAACATTTGACGCGCTGAGTAAAGTCCTCGACTTCGTCAGCCAGTACGCCGTGTTTGTGAGCGACGAGGCGCGGGTGGCGGCTGTCCAAGCGGGGCTGGCAAGCGGGGCGCTGGCCGGCTTGGGCGGCAACCTGGCGATGTTGGCGGCCTCTATCGTTAACTCGATGGGCCACGCCGCCGAGACGCTGGACAGCGCCGGGCTGGGGGCGATTGAGGCGTTCTCGCGGGCGGCGGAGGACACTTTCAGCGCGTTAGGCGCGACGATGGACTACGTCACGCGCCTGATAGAATTTTTGGGCGACCAGCTCGCCTATCTCATGGTCGAGGGGCCGGGCGCGCGGCAGTGGGTTATTAACTTCTCGACCAACATGATTTTGCTCGTCACGGGCATCGTCACCGCCTTTGACGACCTGGCGCTGGAACTGACCGAGTTGCAGTCGACGCTCGACAGCCGGTTCGCCTCGACCGCCGAAAACGCGCTAGGGGCGCTCAGTGCGGCGATGGAGTACGTGGCGGCTATCCCTGAATTCCTCGCCAACGCCGCCAACCTCGCGATGGTCGGCGGGCCGGGGGGCCGGGCGTGGACGGCCCAGTTTAGCGGCTGGCTGACCGAGACCCTACGCGGCATCATCACCGCCTTTGAGACGGCCTACACCGTCCTGACCGAAGCGCAGGCGGCCAACCTCGACCGTTTCGCCGCCGTCGGCGACAACGTCCTGGGCAGCCTCACGGGGGTCATGGACTTTGTCGAGCGGCTGGGCGACTTCCTACAGAACGCGGCGGCCCTCAACATCCTCGCCAACCCCGCCGGCACGGGCGTCGTGGTCCTCATCGGCTCGCTCACGGCGTTTGCCAAGATGGTCATTACCGAGATGCTGGCGGCGCTCGGTGAGTGGCGCGTCGTGGCGGCGGGCCTTGAGACGTTCCGGGGGCAGGTCGAGACGGCGTTCGGGGCGCTGACCACGATTGTCGACGCCCTGGACACACTGACGGGCCAATTTGAAGTTCCCCCGATGCTCACCGGCAACGACCCGGCGAGCGGCGTCATTCGCGGCCTAGTGTTGTGGGCGGGGTCCGTGGCGAACGTGGCGGCGCAGGCCGTGGCGGAACTGACGCTCCTCGACACGTCCGGGCTAGGCGACCTCAGTACGGCCATCAGCGACTTCTTGAGCCTGTTAGGGAGTGTAGCCGAGGGCATCCAGTCTCTCAAGGACGCGCCGACGCCGGAGCCGCCAAGTAACGCTATCCTCCTCAAGATCGACGCCCTAGTCGGCTGGGCGCGGTCGGTGAGCGAGCGGGCTATCACCGCCGCTGCGTCGTTCGCGCTGGGGGAGACGTACGGCCTGGGCGACCTGTCGACAGCTATTGGCGACTTCCTGTCGGTCCTGGGCAGCGTGGTCGACGGCGTCGCCAGCCTGAAGGACGTTCAGGCGCCCGACCCACCGGATAACGACCTGCTGCTCAAAGTCGACGCGCTGGTGAAGTGGGCCAAAGACGTGGCGAGCCGGGCCGTCGCTGCCGCCAGCGCCTTCGCGCTGAACGACGAAACCTATGGGCTAGGCGACCTCAGTACGGCCATCAGCGACTTCTTGAGCCTGTTAGGGAGTGTAGCCGAGGGCATCCAGTCTCTCAAGGACGCGCCGACGCCGGAGCCGCCAAGTAACGCTATCCTCCTCAAGATCGACGCCCTAGTCGGCTGGGCGCGGTCGGTGAGCGAGCGGGCTATCACCGCCGCTGCGTCGTTCGCGCTGGGGGAGACGTACGGCCTGGGCGACCTGTCGACAGCTATTGGCGACTTTCTCGGTATGCTGAGCAGCGTGACGGACGGGATACAGTCCCTGACCGAAGCGCCGACGCCCGAACCGCCAAGCGTCGCCCTGATTGACAAGATCAAGGCGCTGACCCTGTGGGCGCGCGGTGTGACGGAAGCGGCGATGGGCGCGGCTAACGGGTTTGCGCTGGGATTGACCTATGGGTTAGGCGACCTGGGGACGGCCATTGGTGATTTTGCTTCAGTCCTGGACGGCGTGTTGGGGCTGCTCCCCAAACTGACGACGCGCGTCGACCTGCCGAACCTGGGCGACAAGCTTAACCCGAAGAGCCTGGCCGGGTACATCACGCGCCTGAGTGAGTGGGCGCAAGAAGTGGCGGAACTGGCGCGGGACGCCGCGCGTGACTTCGCCATCGCCGAGGGTAGCGGCCTCTCGCAACTAGCCGGGGCGATTGGCGACACGCTGACCCTGCTGGAAGGCGGGCTGAAACTCGACGAACTGGAAAGCGCTATCCTCAACTTCACCGGCCTCAACCGGCAGGCCGTGGGGCCGAAAATCACGCTCCTGATTGATGACGTGAAGTGGATAGCGTCTCAGTTCATCACGGCGGCCAACAACAGCGGTATCAGCGAGGACATGGCGAACGCGGCGGGCCGGCTGGGTCAGGTGTTCGGCGACGCGGTGGGGGCGTTCACCTCGGCGCTGGAACTAGGGACGAAACTGGCCGACCCAGAGACGGTCATCCCGACCGTCGCGCAGGTCAAGGACGACCTGGATACCTTGATGAGCCTGATGCGGGACATCGTGGCCCGCTTTGCGACGGAGGCAGCCAACACGACCGTCGACGTGGACAAAGTCGGGGCGTTCGCTGAGACGATCACCAAGCTTTTTGACAGCCTCAACACGGCGCTCGATACGGTTAAGAACTTTGAAGGCATCTACACCGGCTGGAACGGGGACGCCGGCTCTAGTGGCGTCAATAATATCCGCTCGTTCCTGGCTCAGTTGTTCGGCGTGTTCGGCGACTTCGCCGGGCAGGGTGAGGCAATTAACAGCGTCACGGCGGCCATTGCCGCCATGCTCGGCGCCTTGACC